TAAATAACTACAGCAACCGTCAAGATCTAAGTCTGTAAAAATTATTTCTTTCTTAGACATTGTATATATTTACATTACTCTCCCGAATTGTACAGCATCGTTTTCCGCAGCATTTACATCTTCGTTAATATTTAAATCATTATTTTCTGTAAGAGTAAGAGTATTATAGTCTATAGAGACTCGAGTGCTACCTGTATTAGAACCAAATCTATTTTTAATAATGCCTATATGAAGCGCGTTGTCTTCTTCATCTTCTTCCGTTCTCCAAATACTTACAATAACATCTGAAGTGGCTCCTAATCCATAACTTTCTCCAATAGCTTCTAACCCAGGGCCATTAGCAGTGTTTCCATACCCTGTTCTATTTACTTGCGTCGCGGTTATAATTGGACATTCAAATGTATATGACATTGCTCTCACTTGTTCAGAAATACTCTTAACACGCTCGTATGAATTATTACCATATGTACTTGCTAAGAGATTTAAATAATCGAGAACTATAATATCAGGTTTAAATTTCTTATTTATTAATTTTTTAATATACCCTTCAAGCTGTGGAGGTGTAATAGAACTTGGAGCAAATTCTTTAATTATCATATTAGCTCGTGGATGGGTCATTTTAAATTTACCTACCCTTTCTCTTAATTCTTCTACATGATCATGTAAATAATTTATAGGTAACCCGGTGAGTTTAGATGTAATCCTTTTACAATAAATCATTTCTGACATTTCAAGAGAAACAACTAAAACATTTTTACCTTCTGATGCTGCATTACTTGCTATATTACTTAAAAATATAGACTTACCCACATTAGTAGGACCAGCGAACACATACATACTACGACCTTGTTCTAAGAAACCACCCCCTAGCCTAGCATCTAACCAATTCCATCCTGTTTTAATCTTTTGTTCACGGGTCGTTAAGTCAGTAATATGCTGTTCGACATCTTTAAAATAATTATGACCTACGTTAGTAGTAATAGAAATATTACATGCCTTTGAGAATTTGTCATGAATACTTTTTATATCTCTTTCTTTATTATCAACAATTTCTAAAAATGTATTAAATACAGCTTGCTCTTGTAAGAACTTCTCTGTATAAGAAAGTAATATATCATTAGATAGATCTACTTCTAGAGCGTTAGTAATTTTTTTACTTGATTGATAATGATCTTTAAGCTGAGGTGTGTTTAGATATAATTCTAATTCAGTAGGAGTTGGTCGCCTATTATTTTTTTGATAAAGAGCTTGTATGATTTTAACTATTTGTTGAAAGTCTTTATTTTTAAAAAATTTATAATTAAGATTATCAATAATAGAATTTAGATACATTTCGTCTTCAAGACAGTTCTTAAAAACTACTTTTTCTAAATATTCTAAATCAATGTCTAAGTAATTACTTTCGTTTGTCAGCATGTTTAACGAGAGTATTATAGAAGTAGTCTTCTGATTTGCTATACTCCTCTGTGTGGTTAAGTAGCCCAGGAGATTCGTGAATAACGTGAATAGGGGCAGTAATTAAGCGCAGACCGGCTAAATGACAATCTAAACAAAACTTTAAATCATAATAATGAAATCCTTTAAGATTAGTATCAAATTTTATTTTTTCTCTTGCGATGGATTTAGTTCGAACAGCTAAGAATACACCATCTAATAATATTACTTCTTTAGGTGTTGGACCAAATATTGTAGGAGAGTAGTCTGTGTTATTTTGATAATGAGATACTATTCCAGACAGTGATTCCGGTTTACATAATATATGCCATAAACAAGGTTTTTTAACTTGTAATTTACTGCCTCCAGCTAAACCAACTACATCAAACCCTTGTTTAAACAAATTCCGAATTTCTTTTAAAAAATTTATACTATCAATAAACACATCATCGTGTACAAATAAAATACAGTCGTATTTCTTAAGGTTTTGTGGTGTGAGATAATTATTATAAACAGCACACAAACCACCAGTGTTCTTATATGTAGGCTGAAGATCAAAAGTGGTAACGGTATTATTTTCATGTAAGGTGAGACTTTTAGATAATCTAGTAGTTTTAAAGCTAGATTTATTAGTCTCAGTCGCGACCGCTATTAATGTTTTCATATAAAAAACGGAGAATTTAATTCAAAAGCTTGTTTTTCGAAAAATTTATTTTTACTAAAATTAAATTCATATATCAGCCCTTCTTTTACTGATTCCCACCCGGGTAATTGCACTGAACTAAAAGATTCATTATTAGTAAATAGTGTTGATCCAGACCTAAAAATACGCAATCTACCCATGTTTGGTTCATACATCCAACATCCAAATGTACCTTGAATGTCCGATAGTGCATTCTTAATACCAGACATATATATCAGTGGTAATATCACACTACTATCGACGTTATTTGTTTTACCTTTAAGTTCATATTTTTCTTTTAACTCATTAAAATTTTGTAATACTCCGTTGTGTGCTAAATATGTATTTTTATATGTAAATGGGTGAGAGGTATCAGCGTTGAATGTTCTAATTTTTGACGTAGGAGATTGTACATGTCCTAGGTAATATATACAAAAAGGATTCTCTTCTATATGTTTATCAAAGTCCTGTTCATATCTTGTTGATACTTTAATGTCATTTTTCATTCCGCCCGGGAATAACATTGTTACACTACGTACAAAATTACCTCTCTCTGAGTTTTTTGTATATAACTCTCTAAATGTTTTAATATTGTTTGATCCAAAAATTCCACACATATCACTTTAATTGTATGAACTTTACATCTGAAAAGCAACTTAAATCTGTTGCGCCTGCATAAGAAATAGAACTTTTAAGAGCCTTTTCAATTTCTCTTAATCTAATATTATATTCCGGTGCTAAGTCTATTTCTATTTGTTTACCTTCAACAAAATTTAATTTATTTCTTTTTTGAGTATATGATGTACTACCATAATATTGTTTACGCCCGTTAATATGTTTTGCGGGAGAGTCAATACACCCTGCAAAAAAAGATCCAGCCATTACACAATCTGCTCCTGCAACTAAAGCTTTTGCAATATCTCCAAATTCTTTACATCCACCATCGGCCATTATTTTAGCTTTTGTTTTATGTGAGCTAATTTTTAATAATGTTGAAAACATAGGTGTACCAAAACCTGTCTTATACCTCGTAGTACAAATAACTCCAGATCCAATTCCTACTTTAATAACATCTGCTCCTGCATCTTCTAAAAATTGAAACCCATTGTATGTTCCAACGTTACCAGCAATAACTATTGAATCAGGAAAATGTTTTTTAACAAACCTAATCATATTACCGACTTTTTGGTGATGCCCGTGAGCTACATCAATTGTAATAATATCAATTTTATATTTATTAAGTATAATAGCTTCTAATTGGTCATATGAATCTTGGTTTACTCCTATACTAACGCTTACACAATTACAATTAAGGTCATTAAGTTTTTGTACTGTTTCAAATATATTATCAAACCGATGCATAATATAAAAATAATTGCTATCATCTAATTGCTTGCATAGTTCGATATCTATTACAGTTTTCATATTAGATGGAACTACTGGTAAGTTAAATGAAAATTTCCCTAACTTAAAAGATGTATCAGCAGCGTTTCGAGTATCTAATTGACTGTATTTCGGTATTAATAAAATATCAGAATATTCTAATTCTTTACCATGGTATATCTGTTCGCTCATATTCAATTGGGTCTTTCATTTTATTATCTAAGAATCCTTGTATACGAGAGCTACACGCAGTACAATAACCGCATGCTAGATCTTTTCCTTCGTAACAAGTCCAAGTATCTTTAAATTTTACTCCGTTATCTAATCCTAGGTTAATAATTTCTTTCTTAGATAATTGTATTAATGGTGATTCTATTTTAATTCTATTTTTTCGGTTTAACGCGGTTAGATTGTTAATTTGTTCTAAGAATTCGGAGCTTCCGTCCCAATAACCAGCTTGACTATCTACTAATGCTGATCCATGATACACACTATTTGCACCTACAGATTCTGCATATGAACATGCAATAGATAACATCATCATATTACGAAAGGGGACATAATTTACTGTTTGCGCATCGCCTAATACGTCTCTCGTATGAGCCACTTTAATATTATCATTGGTAAGGGAGGATGTAAAAGCAATGTCTTTAAAGAATTTAATATCTACAAATTTGTGATCTTCTATGTTATCATAATTATCAATTTGACACCCTGCATATAATAATTCTTTATAATGCTTTTGCCCGTAGTCATAAGATATAGCATATACATCATCATGATGCTGACTTGCAATGCTTAATATTACTGAGCTATCTAAACCACCTGAAATTGGTACTACGGCTTTACTCATCGTCTTGTTCTAATATAGCACTATCTTCTAAGGCGTTACCATATCGGTATTGCTTACGTATAGAAGATTCTATCTTAGGTAATATATTATTCCACACTTCCTCGTCTTTGCGCCAATTTTTATAGTATCCTAATTTTTTATCACCCATGCTATATGTAGAACCATTTTGTTGAATGACTCCATGAGCCACCGCAACATCTTTTAATCCGGAATATTTATCTAAACCTGTTTTAAAGTTTAAATACGCTTCCGCTTGTAAAAATGCAGGAATAAATCTATTTTTTACAGTTAACATTCGAAGGGTAACACCGGAGTAATTTCTACTTTCAGTTAACGCTTCGTCTTTATCATTTGCTGTGTCTGTTCTTTCTTTTTTAGCAGCCATTTGGACTAATAAAGAAGCCATGTACATAGGACCAGATCCCCCAGCTTGTTGCTTGACTAAGGTAGGATGGAGTGCACCAGGGTCAGCATATGTATGATTACTACATATAATGGTTGTACCAGTTACGGC